CATAGGTTAAAAATGATTATTGGTTTAGTTGGTTTTATTGGCAGCGGCAAAGATACTGCTGCACAAGAGTTTGTAAAATTAAATTATAAAAAAGATAGCTTTGCAGCACCACTTAAAGATGTGTGCGCGACAATGTTTGGTTGGTCTAGAGAGTTACTCGAAGGCGACACAGTAGAAAGCCGAGAGTTTCGTGAAACCCCTGACATGTTTTGGACTCGCAAACTAGGCATTGATAATTTTACTCCTCGGTTAGCTCTACAACTTATTGGTACTGATGTACTACGTAATCATTTTTCGCAAGACATTTGGCTTAACAGCTTAGAATATCGCATTAGGAAAAACACACTAAACAGCGAATCAATTGTTATCAGCGACGCTCGCTTTAAAAATGAACTTGAGTTAATTAAAGATATGGGCGGCAAAATTGTGTGGGTACGCAGGGGTGAACTACCTGAATGGTATGATGTTGCTGCTAGCGCACACACAGGTAATGCGGTAAGTCGTAAGATTATGCAGACGCGATACAGAGACATTCACGAAAGCGAATGGAACTGGGTAGGATTCAAACCTGACTACACTATTTTTAACACTGGTACACTTGAAGAGTTACATCACCGTGTACTAGAAATCAACTTAGATATTAAAAAGCCTCGCTTAGTTGCAGTCTGAGGCTATTTAGCAAAAACCAAATAATCTACTGCACTCCGAAATCAAATAATACCAGTTTTCTTCGTTTTCGCATAAATACTTGCATAGGAAACATTAACCTATTAATGGGAGAATAACATGGCAACATTAGTTTCACCTGGTGTTAGTATTAGCGTAACAGATGAGAGCTTCTATGCTCCAGCTGGTACAGGTACCGTTCCTCTTATCGTAATTGCAACAGCGCAAGATAAGAGCACTCCAGACGGTAGTGGCACAGCAGCTTATACTACAGCAGCAACAGCAGGCAAGGTACAATTGATTACCAGCCAAAGAGACCTGCTTACAAATTTTGGTAATCCAACTTTCAAATCAAGTGGCGGCACCCCGCTACATGGTCATGAGCAAAACGAATACGGCTTAATGGCAGCTTATAGCTTCCTAGGTATTGCAAATCGTGCTTATGTAATGAGAGCAAACGTTGACTTAGATCAGCTAACAGCAAGTGCTGATGCACCATCAGCAGCAGCAGCAAACGGTTCTTATTGGTTAGATACAGCTAACACTGTATGGGGACTGAAGAGCTGGAGCGGTACCGCATGGGTACGCCAGACTGTTAAAGTGCCTGCTCCAAGTGATATGAGCTCACCAACAAGTATTAAACCTGCTTTTGGTAGAAACGGCGAATTTGCAGCAGTTTATTTTGAAAATGATGGCGATACTGCTGCCACAGTTAAATTACATCACAAGTTAGCAGGTGTTTGGTACGTAGTTGGTTCAGCTGGCTGGGACAGTGCCAGTGGCAAAGATTTCCAAACAGCACGACATACTGCCCTACCTTCAACCAAGAGCGGTGGCGGCGCATTAGCTGAAGGCGACTTAACGCTACAAGTTAACAGCCCAAACAACGGTACAAGTATTGTAGTTAAAGTTTATAATGCAACTTCGGGTCAATGGGTTAGTGAAACTGTTGAACAATACCTTAATTCTTCTTCGGTTTTTACAATCTATGGTGATAACTTAAGCGAAGGCGACCTTTGGGCTGACTTTACTAGTGACGATGCAACAATTACTCTACGTCGTCATAACGGCGACAGCAGTTTAACTGTTACATCTAGCGCAGCATTAGGTTCTATAAATGTAAGCACTCATGCAAATAAAATATCATTTACTATTGCAGTAAACGGTGGAACAGCAGTGCCGGTAACATTGAGTTCAAATACCGCAGGTATTGCTAATGTAACCAATATTGTAGCAGACATCCAGAGCGCATTAGAAGGTGCGAACGCAACAGTTAGTTTTACTTCAGGTGTAAACTGTAGTAATCTAAGCGGAAAAGTTAGTATTGTTAATACTTTGGGCCGCGACATTCTACTTGCAGCGGGTAACGTTTCAGGATTTACTCCTGCAAACTTAAACCTAACAGCAGATACACCTTATACAAACTGGGAAGTACTAAGTTACGAAGCAAGTGCTACTGAAGTAGTAGGCGAAACAGCTAATGCTACATTATGGTTTGATAACGTGGTCAGTGCAGATAATATTGACATCCTTGTTAATCAATCAGCTAACGGTTGGGTAACATATTCAAACGACATTCAGGTAACTGCTAGCGAGCCAACTAAACAAAGTGATGGATCAACAACACTGGCAACTGGCGACTTATGGATTGATGGTGGAGATTTAGAAAACTTCCCCGTAATCTACAAGTGGAGTGCAGATGATGAGTGGGTGTTAGTGGACAACACAGACCAAGTCAGCGGTGACGGCATCGTCTTTGCAGACTTTAGACCACGTGCTGATACGCTTTCTCCAACTATGGATGCAGACGCACCAAGCCCAGGGAACTTACCAATTGGTATCTTAGCTTGGAATAAGCGTGCCAGCGGTGGCAACGTTAAACAGTACAATGACGTATATATTGTATCTGGCAACGATATTGGTCCTAAGTGGGTTGACTACTCAGGTAACAAGCCAGACGGTTCACCATATATGCTACGTAAGGCGCAGCGCCAGGCAGTTGTACGTCAGATGCAGGCAGCACTAGCAGCCAGCGAAGAAGCAAGAAATGAAACAAATCGTTTCAACTTACTTGCTGCTCCTGGTTATCCTGAGCTAATTGACGAAATGATCAGCCTAAATGTTGATCGCAAGGAAACAGCATTTATTATTGCTGATGCTCCTCTACGTTTAGCTTCGAGTGCCAGTGCTACACAAGCATGGGCTACTAACAGTGGTAATGCAGACGAAAATGGTGAAGATGGCTTAGTAAGTAGTTCACCGTATGTAGGCGTATACTATCCTCATGCGTTAACAACTAACCTTAATGGTACAAACGTGTTACAGCCAGCAAGTCACATTGCTCTACGTACACTAGCGTTTAATGATCAGGTAGCTTTCCCATGGTTTGCACCAGCTGGCTTCCAGCGTGGTCTAGTAAGCAATGCCACAAGCGTAGGTTACTTAGATGCAGCAAGTGCAGAATATGTATCGGTTGCACTAAGCGAAGGTCAACGTGATAGCTTATATGTTAACAAGATTAACCCAATTGGTAACTTCCCAGGCAGAGGCCTAGCAGTGTTTGGTCAAAAGACTCTAAACCCTGTGTCAAGTGCGTTGGATCGTGTTAACGTAGCACGTCTAGTTGTTTACATTCGTGAACGATTAGATGACATCATGAAACCATTCTTGTTTGAACCAAACGATGAAATTACTCGTCAAAACGCAAAGGTTGTGGTTGACCGTTTCTTAGGTCAGCTAATAACACAGCGTGGATTGTTTGACTTCTTAACAGTGTGTGATACTTCAAATAACACACCAGCGAGAATTGACAGAAACGAGCTGCACATTGACGTTGCTATCCAGCCAGTCAAAGCAGTTGAGTTCATCTACATTCCAATTCGTATCCAGAATACATTGGGTTCATCACAGTAAGATTAAATCTTTACTGTACGGAAAAAGGGGCAGCGATGCCCCTTTTTTTGTCAAATTAAAACAAGAGTTAATGTTTTTTCCGTTTATATGATAAATATTTACATAGAAAGAACTAACCGTTCGTAGGAGAACAAGATGGCAAATATTAATACAACAGAAACCAGAAGTAAATTTGGTGTTCCTGTTACAGGTAACGTAGGCTCAGGTATCTTAATGCCTAAGCTAAAATATCGTTTCCGTGTTAGCTTTCTTGGTGGGTTTGCAGGCGAACCTGAATCAAGAGTACTAACACAGAACGTACAAAACGTTAGCCGCCCTAAAATCACATACGAAGAAGTAACCATTGACAGTTACAACTCAAGAATGTACCTGCAGGGCAAGCACAGTTGGGAGCAGATCTCAGTTGTTGTTCGTGACGATATTACAAACAGTGTAACTAAACTAGTTGGCGGCCAGATTCAGCGTCAGTTAAACCACTTCCAGCAGTCAACACCAGCAGCAGGTTCAGACTATAAGTTTGACATGCAGATTGAAATCTTAGACGGTGTTAACGCAGGCGCAAGTGAAGTTTGGTTCTTAGAAGGTTGTTTCTTCACTAACGTTGACTACAGCGAC